GTAATGCAATTGTAAAAAGTGCAGAACAAGCAGACCCTCTTGGGTTACCATTAGTTGAGCATCTATTTGGGCAACCTGATACAAGTACAACATATGAACACGGAGAAGTTTTAGCACAAGGTGATCAATTTCCTTCTCAACCAAATGAAGGTGAATATTTTGTAAGAAATGATTTTACTCCTAATAGGCTTTTTGTTAGACGAGGTAGCAAGTGGCACAGATTATACGATAATATCTCTGATCGAACTTGGAGTGATAGAACATATAACGCTAGTCAATTTATTAACAATGATGCTACTACAATCGTTGATAATAATGAGGTGCCAGAAAAACAGGCACTATCTAAAGTTATTAAACCAAAGAGTGATTTTTAATAATGGCACAACAATACTTTTACGATAAACAAATTAGAAGATACATACAACAGTTTATAAGACTGTTTAGTGGATTCAGTGTACAAATGGGTAAGAACGATAATGATCTTCCTATATATCAACAAGTACCTGTACGTTATGGTGACATTAATCGTATGGCGGCACACATAACAAGAGAAAACAGTGAGAACATTGTTAATACTGTTCCATTTATTAGTTGTTATGTAACATCATTAGATATGTTTGCTGAAAGACGTACATATCAAGATCATGTTGATAAGGTTCAAGTAAATGAAAAGAAATATGATAAAGTTACTGGAAAATATACTGAGGAATTAGGCAACCAATATACAGTTGAACGACACGCACCCGTTCCTTATATGTTAGTAATGAACTGTGACATTTGGACATCAAACACAGATCAAAAATTACAACTAATGGAACAAATACTAGTGTTGTTTAATCCAACATTAGATATTAGAACCAATGACAGCCCAGTTGATTGGACTTCTTTAAGTATGGTAGAATTAACTAATACATCATGGAGTACTAGAAGTGTAGGTTCAAGTATTGATGATATCATTGACGTTGCAACTTTAACATTTAATATTCCTATATACATCAGCCCTCCAGCAAAATTAAAACAACAAAAGCTCATTCATACTATTATTAGTGAATTATATAACTTAGATGACCAAGACTTAGATAACTTTAAAGATAAAGAACCATTTAACACAGAAACATTAAAATATACTATTGTGACATATGAAAACAAAAAAGTTAATTATGAGAATGGAAATTTACAAATTTTAAATAAAAATGGATCACCATTAGATGACGATGGTTTAACACTAGAATGGGACAAAGTGTTACTACCATTTGGTGTATTAAGAAATGGAATAAGTCAATTAAGACTTAGAAAAAGCACTGATATTAATGATAATGATAATGACATAGTTGGTAGGTTAGACGCTCATCCTAGTGATCCTAGTCTTCTTACTGTTGATATAGATACTAGTACTTTACCCACAAATACACTAACAGCAATAGATGCTAATGTGGATCCTACTAAAAATTACCCAGGTGATGGAAGTGTGCCAAGTGCTGTTACAGGCCAACGTTATATTATTTTAAATAATACTCCTATAAATGCAGTATGGACAAACGTAGTTGCTAAAAAATATGATATTATAGAATATAACGGTTCTGCATGGATAGTTAGTTTTGATTCATCTACAATTTCTGAATCACATTACGTAACAAATGTTTCAAGCAGTGACCAACTTGAATGGAATGGCAAAGAATGGGTGAACAGTTATGAAGGAATTTATAACGCAGGTTACTGGCGAATATATCTCTAATTTAATATGATAACAGCAAGCGGTTGCATCTTTTTAAGCATAGACACTGGCAGAGTAATGCTACAGCAAAGAAGTGGTGCTGTTAATCATCCTAGAACGTGGGGATTTTTTGGTGGGAAAAGTGAAGAAAATGAACGACCTATAGAAACATTATATAGAGAAATAGAAGAAGAAGTAGGATTAGTACCCGATATTAAAAAAGTTATACCCATAAACAAGTTCACAAGTCCTAATAAACGATTTATATATCATAGTTTTGTTGTTACAGTTCAAGATGAATTTATTCCTGTATTAAACAATGAAAGTGATGGATATTCTTGGGTTAAAATAGGTAATTGGCCTAGACCGTTACACCCTGGTGCAAAAATACAATTCAATTCAAAACAGTTTATTAAGAAACTTAAAACTGTTTACGAACAACAAGCAAAACAAAAACTATAACTTATTCAGTTATTCTCTTTTTCATACTAGCAACAAACTGCTCACGTAACCATTCAAAGTCATTAATTTTATTTAATTCATCTGTATTGTCTTTATGTTCAATTCCGTATGCTTTACCTTCTAATGCACCTTTAATACAGTAACGTCCAAAACGTCCACCATTATCAATTGTACACCATGCTTCTAGTCTTGCATCTGTTTCTTCTTGTTTTTGATTAGGGTTTACAGAACTTGCTAACTTTACACATTCACGGAATGCACTACGCCATGTTCTGTATGGGTCTTTATTAAATCTTGTGATATTTGATATATTAGCAACTGGTTGATAAAATGCTGAACCTGTTGTATAATCTGGTAATTCATGTCCCATGTTAAGTAATTGCTCTTTTGGAAACAACTTAACACCACCATACCCATATTCTAAATCATTAATTGGGTTTCTGGCACTCCATACATATGTTGTATTTTTTCTACTACTCATTGGTGGAATAAAATCAAAACTAAAGTGTCCTGTTATATCTGCGTCTGCATCAACTATATAAACCATTTCTGTTTTTGCTAATTCACCTGCACGTTTATGTGCATTGCCAATGCCTTCAACATTTTTTACGTGTTGAGCATCTTTAAATCTATTTCTTAGTTTTTGGAAATTTTCATCTGCTTCTGCTTCATGGAAACTAATCATGAATACATCAAATTCTGCTACATGATAACTTGATACAAGTTTGTTTTGTACTGTTCCATGTGATACACCATTAGTAGGAACTAATTGAATGTCTCCCCAACTAACTGGTCTGTTTGTTCTTTTAACTACTCTAGGAAACGTATGAATTACAGTTTTAGCTATATTGTCACCTGGTCTATATTGCCATGGAAACTTTGGATTTACCTCAATATCATCAAATACTACCCAAATCATATCTGCTTTATCTTTATACACTGCCGCTGCTTCTAACAACGTATCTTCATCTGTTATTTTTATAGGTGTTTTAATAACTGGATATGAATTAAACATAAACCTTTTTAACCTATCCCAAGGTGTTACAACATTTTGTCCTTGGTATTCTCTTTGTATGTTGTGTAAATTAATCATTACAATCGCCCTTAACTGTATATGCACGTGTTCCTATATGTGCTATTCTGTCACTTAAATCGTGACTAATATGTACTTCGTGTCCATTTTCGTGTGCTAGATTACAAAAGTAAACATCTTCTCCTACTAAACTAGTATAGTCTTGATTATACTCAATCTTGTAATGAGGTCTAGAAATATTTTCGTATACTTTTCTTCTAACTAACATCATTCCACTTCCTACTGCCCAAACTTTTTCATTTCCTTTTCCTGTAAAAACTCTACTATCTAAATCATTTTTACTTTTAAATGCAACCGGTCTATGTGGCGGAACTCTTGTTGAATAATTTCCTGCTATAATATCTTTATCGGCTGCTAATAATATATTTAGCGTATCTACTGGAAATTGCATATCTGCGTCAATCCACATTATATGACTACAATCTGTTTCTAATGCTTGATCTACAAGTTGTTGTCTTTGCATTGCTACTTCACTACCCATATTAAAATGTAAGGAAGTAGCAAGTCCAGTTTCACCACACTTTTTTTGAAGCATGGCTAAACTGTACGCGAAAACCGCTGTAACTTGATTCTGCACAGGAACACATATTGCTACATTTGCGGAATTGTTCTTTTTATAATGATAGTTTGTTGTACTAACCATTAATTACTTTTCAGATGCTAACTCTGATTGTAGTTCTGCTTCTATTTGTTGAACTTCGTAATTAAGTTGTTTAGCTATTGAAGTAGCCGATTTAACACATGCGGCAAATGCTTCATCTTCCAAAGATACCATATAACTCATGTGTTCTGGTTGTACTTTACCAAGTGTTAAAATGTCAATAGCCGCTAGTTTTGCTAGTCGGTTTACCCAATATTCTTCTTCTGTAGATTCAATGTCTTTTGTTAGTGCGTCAACATCGTGTTCTGCACTAAAGTCTTTGTAAATATCTTCTAGAATTTGTAAGTCTGGGTGTTGTGTTTCTCGAGCCTGCATAAGCTCTTGGGTTAGTACTTGTGCCTTCCTAGCTGGTGTGGGATGTGCACCAAGTACAAACGTTTCAATTTCAAAACGTGTTCTAATACTCATTGTTTTCTCCTGTGTTGAGTTTACTTCTTATGTAACTTTATTTTAATGTTTAACAACAACGCTGCGATTGGCAGCGTCATTGTTAAGATGTTATATATTAACCGTGCGATCCAGTCGGGTTAGGGTTTTGCCATCCACCGAAAGTTGCCGATAGTTTAATATTTGTTGTCACCGATGGTGAGATGTAGTTACCTAATTGACTTAGTGAAACTGCTCCACTAAGACTAAAATAGTTACGTACTGTACCCATTGTCATCGTTGCGCCTGTTGCTGGTAATGCCATATTATTTGACTCCTTCTTGCGTGTAATTAACGTTAATCACAAACATATATGTTTGCTATATTATTTATCTAAATGCCTCTGGCATATTATTAGTATATTATACTTAATCTTTGTTAAATGAATCTCGTTCTGCGTCACTTTGCCAGAACGCCGTCAGCCAATCTATTTGTTTTTGTTGTTCTTTAATTGCTTCAATTAGTACACCTACTACATTTCCATATGCTACTGACTTCATTCCTTCAGCATCTGTATGTACTACTTCTGGAAGAACTTTTTCTACTTCTTGTGCTATAACACCTGTGCTATGTCTTCCATCCTTTTCAAACTTAACACCTCTTAAAGCATTAACTATGTCTAACGGTTTATTAATTGTTTCTATGTTTCTTTTTAATCTCTCATCTGAGTATGCTGTAACATCACCTGTTGCTGTAAAGCTACCAGTGTATGAACCACTCATTTCAAATTCTGTAGTATTTAAGTTTAATCCATTGCCTGCTGTATATGTTGTATTTGAATCAGCGTGTGTAACCCATGATAAATCTCCTGCACCATTAGTTTTTATTACTTGATCTGCTGTACCGTCTGCAGCTGGTAATTTAAAAATTGTATTACCGGAACTATCAATTTGATGAATTCTTGCATCTGAACCTGTTCCTATTGCTAATCCAACTTGATTTGCTGTTCCTACATTACCAAGTATAAGTTGCGGATCAGCACCAAACATTGTGTTTGCTACATAATTAGAACTATTTTCTGTTACTGTTGATAGTCCGAACCAACCTTCTTTACCAGTTGTGGAATCAATTGCTATTTGACCTATAAATTCACCTATGTATATTCCTGATGTATAATCCATGTCACCTAATAATAAAATATCTGTACCTGCATTAGTAGATGATGCAATTCCTATTCCTTGTCCTGACCACCATGATCCAGTTATTGAACCAAATCCTATAGCCAATTGATCTAATCCACTACCTACTAGAATATCAAAATCACTTTCACTTGTAGTAATATCGTGTGTTTGTAAATCTAAATCTCCACCTAATTGCGGTGTTGTATCTTCTACAACATTGCCAATCTTACTTGCTTCTGCCGCTGTTGCTCTTGTTGTTTCTGCACCAATTAAATTAGTTACTGTTGTGCTAAAGTTAGCATCATCACCTAATGCCGCGGCTAATTCATTTAATGTGTCTAATGTTCCTGGAGCCGCATCAACTAATGCATCAATTTTTAATTGTGCCCTTGCATCTGCTCTTGCGTCTGTATAATATAAATTGCCAGCCTCTGTTATATCATCTGTATCTAATGATCCTGTTCCTGAGGCTACTATA